TTGGAATATCTTTTCTTGAAATTAAGATCATCGTCGGTCGATAATAAAGTAACACTGTCTTACACAGATAATGAAGATGGTAAACCTTACGATTTTCAAATAGATTTGGATGATGTTAAACTTATAACACCCGATCCAAAACGTGAATTATCTCTTGTGAAAATAACAGAAAAATCCGGTATAGTTATGCACTACCCGGCTGCTTCATTATACGAAGATACTGAATTTTTGAATTTAGATAAAGATTATCTATTCGAATTGATAGTGCGTTGTATAGATCAAATTTGTTTTGAAGATGAAGTATACGATGCAAATTCGTATAGCATAAACGAATTAAAAGAATTTATTGAATCACTGGACATAAAAACATTTGACCAAATACAAAAATTTTTATTATCTACTCCTAAATTAGAATATACTATAAAATATAAGAACAGCTTAGGTAACGATAGAACTATAGTTTTAAGTTCGTTAAATGATTTTTTTATGTGGCGCTAAGTCATAGTAATCTTCAAAATTACTTTACTACGATATTCTCGTTAGCGCAGCATCACAAGTGGTCTATTACGGAAATAGAAAATATGATACCATTTGAACGTGATATATATGTTGATATGTTAATACATCATTTAAAAGAAATAGAAGAAGCTAAAAACAAATCAGAATAAGGTTTAACAATGAGTGATGTATTAGAACAAATTACTAGTCATATAGGCTCGATAGGTACAAAGGTTAATTCAACTTTTGGACAATTCAAACAAGTTGCAGCCACACAAAGTAGCAATCTTTCTCATATAGTGAAAGATTTGTACTCGACTATTCAATCTAGTAATACAACTGCTAAAGCAAATATAGAAAGTGCGGTGAATCAATCACAACAGATAGTTGCAAGTAAGGTCGATTCTTTAAGCAGTTTAATGCAAGAATCGATTGAAATACAGAACTTAATGCGTCAGCAATTAGGTACTATCTACGGTGTATTGAAAACTATTGCTCGTGATTTGAGCGGTGGTGATGGTACAAAAGAAAAATCATCCCTCCCTAGTAAAATCGCCATGATAGCTGGACTCGGTGCTGGTGCTGCGGGCCTTGGGTTAGGTGGATTATCTGAATATTATAGAAAAAGTGGCGATGCTCTAACTTTAGGAAGTAAACCAAAAGACTTAGGTAGTGCTGGGGCGGGCAATGGTGCAACTGGTGGTGCAACTGGTGCAACTGGTGGTGCACCAAATGGAGCAGGTAATGGCGCAAATTCAACTAAATCTGCTGGTAATTCTGGTGTAGGCGCTGTAACCCCAAAAGGATGGTGGACTACCGAGAGACAAAATCATGCGATTGCAGTATTAACGAAAGGTGGTGTTTCTGAACTTGGCGCAAAAGGATTGGTGTCCAGATGGACACATGTGGAAAGTACAGCAAGAGGACCAGAATCAGTCAATCCACACGGCGGTGCATTTGGTATTGCACAGTGGTTGACTCCTTCAAGACTTCGACCTATTAAAGGTAATACTGATTTTGATGCACAATTACAATATGTTTTAAAAGAATTACATTCAACAGAGTCAGCAGCGTTAAGAGCACTTAATAGTGCTAAAACCGCTCAGGATGCAGCACGTGGTGCATCTATATATGAACGTGCAGAACATTATAACAAAAATACAGGTCTTGATGATTGGACTGCTAAAACTGCCGCAGGAATGTCATCTGTTGGTTCAGCGTCAGCGCCAGATGCAACCCCAACCCAATCCCCGTCATCAAGCGTAGGAATAACCCCCGGTGGAGGAAGTTCTGGGGGAGCAGGCGCTTCTGGAGATTTTTCTTCTGTAAAACCAACAACACCTAATACTGGTGGTCCCGAACCACAAACACAACCAGCAACAGGACAACAAAATACAGGACAAACAGGACAAACAGGTCAAAACACAGGTCAAAACGGAAGACTTGATGCCGGATCATTAATGTCTATTGGTGGCTCACATAGATTGATACACCCCGCAGCACAAGCGTTCTTGCAAATGAAACAAGATGCAGCGGCGCAAGGTATCAAATTATCGGTTACAGATTCCTACCGTGATTACGCAGCCCAAGTTGCTGTTGCAAAGAAAAAAGGTTTATATAGCCAAGGAGGTTTAGCTGCAACACCCGGTCGTTCCAATCATGGATGGGGAAGAGCAGTTGACCTCGATGTTAGAAGTAACCCAGCGGCAGGACAATGGTTGCAACAAAATGCAAGCAGATTTGGGTTTACAACGATTAGTCGTGAACCATGGCATTGGGAATTCAAAGGTGGAGGAACTGGGGGCAAGCTAAACAGCGGCACAGGAACCAAGAATACAGGCGCAACACCAAATAGTGGCACAGGAACCCAAAATACGTCTGATAGGGCTACACCGACCTCATCTGGCTCATCAAACAGCGGTTTAAATCCATCAGGTAGTGATGGATCACCAACTGCGAATCCTATGGTTAGTAATCCTTTGACTGGCACAATTGGTGGTGGCGGAATGGGAAGTATGCCAAGAGGTATAGGAAGTATGCCAATGGGCATGGGTAGAAATCCTAGTGGTATGATGATTGGTGCAGGAATGTCACTATTAGATTCCCTAATGGGTCATATGATTAATAGAGGGAAGAATGATAGTAGTTTAAATCCAACTAACATCACATCACCTATTTCTGTAAAACCGACCATTATTAATTCTAAAGCGGCACAATCAAAAGCCGCAGAAGAAAAACGTGCATCTGAACCAACCACAAAATCTACAACCCCTCAACCATCACAAGTTGCTCAAAATGGAGGAAAAAGTTCAACAGGAATGGACAAATACACGGCAGACTTCTTCGGTAATGAATTTAAAAAATCATGGGCGGACGATCTGTTTTCCGCATTTGGTGGTGGCAAAGGGTCCACTATAGAACACATGAGAAGTTCTAGTGTAGAACATATGTTCTCATAAGCAAAAAGGGCCAATTAAGGCCCTTTTATTTTATTGTGCTAGACTTCTGAAATGCTTCATCAATTCATCATCGTCACTATCTACCTCAGGAGCAGCACTTTCCTTAAAAGATGGAGACTTTTCTTCTCTAGTCCAAGGCAAATCTTCATCTTCCGCCTTGCGGACAGTAGATGCAGCCTTTCCACGTAGATCAAGAACCTTATCAAGTCGAGCCTTAAGTTCGTCATAAGTCTTGAAATTCTTCGGGTCTAGGAATTCTTGAAGTGAATATTCCTTCTTCCAAAGAGCTTCTAGCTTTGCATCATCATCGAACAACGGTGAACATTTTTCGAATTCTGACTTGTCGAAATTTCTCTGTTTTTCAACTCTACGAACCTTAAGTTCAAAATTAGCGCCGGCCCACAAATCGAACGGATTAAATGGTGTTGCAGAGAGCTTACCAAAAACTTCCGGGGGATTCATTGCTTCGTTCAATTTGTCGAAAATCTTCTTACCATACTTGTATAAGAATGCCTTACCTTCATTCTCAGGATTTCCTGAGTCAGTAATGACATAAATGTTAGAAATGTAGTGAAGACGACGCTTTTGTTCACGAACCTGAGTACGCTCTGGTCCCTTGTCATCCTGTGAGGAATTCCACAATTTACCATTAAATTCCAATACAGGATCGGGTAAACCAATTGTAGACAAGGACTTTTCTATATACCAACCACCGGGGCCTTGAAATCCATGATCAAATTCACGAATAAACGGCACATCTTCATCTGGGGGAGCAGGGAGGAATCGGATTACTGCATAGCCATTACCGGCTTTATCAACAGTTGGTTGCCAAAATCTGTCATCGACATTATTGGACTTATTATTAATTTTGGCTACTGTTGTCGAAAGTGTTTCTAAACCCTTAAGACCAGATTGAGCCTTTAATTTACTAAAATCTACCATATATATTCTCCGTATTATTTTATATTTGTATAACAGTGTATATGTTATGTATTCATACTATAAATTTCATCACCAACATTATTTAGTGTACCACATTACTGAAAATTGTCAAGTATAATCTTCATATACTTCTTTTTTTCATAGTTCAAAAATGGTGAATACTTAATTATTTTTGTTTTTAACTCGTCCCATACTATATCATATTTCATGTTTTCATCCCATGTAGGGATTTTACCAGTAAGTTCAAGTAAAATACAAAATGTTTCTAAACAGATTTCACCACTTAAGTATAATTTTAACACTTTAGGATGTTCTTTATTAGATTTAAAATTCGAAGCAAAATCTTCATCTAGTTTTCTTATATCTTGTGTGAAGATATACGATAATGATTGTTGGCGCTTCAACCATTCATTATATGTTTTTTCTGTATCAGACCCAGTAACCAGTTGCCTAACCCACAAGGAACTGTCATGTGATAGATTAGCGACGAGAAAATTTTCAATATCTGAATGTTTAGAGAGTTTTTCAAAGAAATAACGATCTTTTCGTTTTTCAAAAGATTCAGCTTTTGCTCTTACTTTACCATGATATTTAAAATAATCGTAATCTGCTCGGGTAAAATGATTTTTAATAGCTACATATTTCATATATGCTTCAAAGGGATTCATATTATGTCCTTAAATAGGTAAGGATGCACTCTTTTTCATGTAATTAAGATTTTGTGCTTCTATTTGTACTTTAAACTTTAAGTTCTGATCACGTTTAATCATATTCGCCACTATTTCTATTTCTAGATTGTTTATCTTACACCAATGTAAAATTGCATCAATATATTCTATGTTCTTGGAACGACATATCTTATCTATCTCTATCAAGAAATTATTTGGTTTATCGATCATATTTCATCCTTAAAAGCGAATTACTCCCTATTAGGGAGTAATTCATTACTTTACAATATTATTAGCAGTATTAGCAGTATTGGTAGTATTAGCAATTACACTCTTAACAGATGTTTCAATTGTATTTACAACTGGATCAATTTTGGTTTCTACCTTATTGATATCAGTCTTAACAACTGTCTCTACTTCAGTGAGTGTAATTGCACCAGACAAATGTTTTCCAACAATCGTCCACACAACCAACAATATTACAGCAATCCCTAAAATAACTAAAAACGTTTCCATAGTATTATCTCCTAAAATTAAAAAAGCGGTGGTTTTATTCTGTTTATAAGTCAAAACCACCAAAATCTCAACTTAGGCTGCTAGAGCCAAAGAATAGTTTGCATTATCGTTTGCATTTACTTATTATGCTTGATCTACTCATATCTTTATCATGCCCTGTCGAACCTATTTCGCCCCCATCAAAAACACACGATACCAAATTTTCGTATAGACCATTCATGACTGTTCTATCCTACTTCTCCCGCACCATCGGTCAGAGTGTATACAACCTCGTCAACCCGACTGCCGCCGGCCCTCGCCGGTTCGTGTGTTTATGGTGGAGGCGGTGGGTATTGCGCCCACGTCCAAGCCATCTATTTCATATGCCTCAACAATCAAAGCATTATATTTATATCATAGTTGTACTTAAATGTCAAGCATATTATAACACTCTCAGTAATATTGTGTTTTCATTTATTCTATGTTGAAGGATTTTATCTGTTTTAAGGCCATCCATCACTTTTCTTAGTGCTACTTTACCACCAGACAATACCTCTTTCAAAGTGGATTCCGTAACTCTACCTGTACTCTTACTTATGGATGTTTCTTCATTATAATCAATAATACTTGATCTATGCACTTTTAACCCATGCACATCTTTGGCACGAAACACTGTCAATATCTTATATTTGGTATTAAACGCCCATAATTCCTGTGCGCCGATGATTCGTTCTGGATTTATGGATTTAAGGTTATGTTCCACATCCATTGTTAAATAGGTAAAAAACTTAAGAAGACGTTCTTTTGTAAAAGGTTTTGTTTTGCGTGGTTTTCTGGTTTCTTTTTTTACACCAATATAACGCTCAACGTCATTAATAAGTCTGTTTAATGTATTGATACGATCTATCAACTGTTTGGTTGTATATTTCGAATAGGCTTCTACCAGTTGCTTATCGGAAGATTCACCTGATACTTTACGCTTGGTTGCGGCACATAATTCCTCAATCCATGGGCGATAATAATCTATTATACGTGGACCATATGCAGCAGGAATACGATTGTCGATCAACCACTCATAAAGAGAAA